ACTCTTTCCAACTGCGGAGCCGATTTGAGAGAGGGGACCCGGGACGATGAAGAGGGCCGGATGGAAAAAGCGAATAGAGAAGGCGTGCAGGGATGCAGGGACCTACCAGCCCTTTTTCGATTCGGTCATCGACACTCTGGCCCGGATCATGGAGACCAGGGACGATGCACAGAGGCAGTTCGAGGAATCGGGTGGCCAGACGGTGATCATACACACCAACAAGGCCGGGGCCGAGAACATAACTAAGAACCCGGCACTGACCATCGTCCTGGATTGTAACGCCCAGGCGCTGACATACTGGAAGGAGCTTGGGCTTACAAGCAAGGCATACCGGGAGATCCACAAGATGATCCCCGGCACAAAGAAATCCGCGTTGGAGGAGGCGCTGAAGGCAATGACGGAGTAGGAGGTGAAGGATGCCGAAGGAAAAACATAAATACTGGCAAGAGGTAATAGACTATGCCGAAGGCATCCGCTCCGGGAAGGTCATAGCCAACATAGAACGGAAGCAGATGGCCGACCGGTTCTTCCGTGACCTGGATAATCCGGAATACGAGATCGACCACAAAGGGCCGGAGTTCTGCATCAGCATCATTGAGAGGACCATGAAGCACATGCAGGGCGAACAGTTCGACGGCACCCCGCTCCGGGGGAAGCCCATGACGCTGGAGCCGTTCCAGAAGTTCATCATTTACAACCTGCTCGGGTTCATGCTGAAGGGAACAAAGATCGTCCGCTTCCATGAGGCATTGATCTATGTGCCCCGGAAGAACGGAAAGACCAGCTTCGCTGCATCGCTTGCCTGGGCGCTGTCATTGTGGTACCGGAAATCCGGATCCAAATGCTATATCACATCGGCTGCACTCCTGCAGTCGCTGGAATCGTTCAACTTTCTGAAGTTCAACGTGAAGGAAATGGGCGAAGATGCTGCCGATGGCGGTATGGTCAAAATAATCGACAACAACAACGAGCATTCGATGGAGGCGAATCTGTCGGACGGCTCGTTTTTTATTCGGGCGCTTGCAGCCAACCCGGATAAACAGGACTCTCTTAACTGCAATGTGGCCATCGCAGACGAGATCCACGCCTTCAAGCAGCCAAAGCAGTACAACCTGTTCAAAGAGGCCATGAAGGCATACACAAACAAGCTCCTGATCGGGATCAGTACCGCAGGGGATAACGAAAGCGCATTCCTGGGCCAGCGTTTGAAATACTGCCGGAAGATCCTGGACGGAACCGTGAAAGACGAACAGTATTTCGTTTTCATGGCCTGCGCGAATCCGGACCCGCAGACGGGCGAGGTGGATTATACCAACCCGGAAGTCCATGAGATGGCCAACCCGAACTACGGTGTGACCATCCGGCCGGACGAGATCATGCAGGACGCCATGCAGGCGCTTAACGACCCGCAGCAGAGAAAAGACTTCTTTGCGAAGTCGCTGAACGTTTACACCAACAGCCTAAAGAGCTGGTTTGATGTTGACGAGTTCCGCCGGTCCGACATGCAGTACAACTGGACACTGGAAGACCTGGCCAAGCTGCCGATCGTGTGGTACGGCGGGGCAGACCTGTCGCGCATGTACGACCTCACAGCAGCTGCGCTGTACGGCCAATATGAGGAAGTGGACATTATCATCACCCACGCATTTTTCCCCGTCACACAGGCGCACAGGAAGGCTGACGAGGACGCTATCCCGCTGTTCGGGTGGGCAGATGACGGATGGCTCACTATGTGCAACAGCCCGACGGTAAATGCTGCGGATGTGGTCAACTGGTTCTGCAGGATGCGTTATATGGGATTCAACATCAAGCAGGTTGGCCATGACCGGAAGTTTGCCGGGGAAGAATACATCCCGCTGATGAGGAAGAAACGCTTCCGGATCATTGACCAGCCACAGCTGTACTACCTGAAGAGCAGGGGATTCCGGAGAATAGAGAAAAAAGCAAAGGATGGCAATCTGTATTACCTGCATTCCGAGGCTTACGAGTATTGCGTCGGAAATGTCAGGGCCATCGAAAAAGTAGACGATGCGGTCCAGTACGAAAAAGTAGAGCCTACACAGAGAATAGATCTTTTCGATGCTTCCGTGTTCGCCTGCATCAGATGCCTGGAAGATACAGATAAACGAAAGAAAGCCCGGAGGTGGTTTGGGGAGGATGATGAGTAAATATGGGAATTTTTAAAAGAAAACCAAAACAAAGAAATGACACTGTGGGCGGATGGATCACCATCGACGATACATCGCTCTGCACATCCGGATACACGGCCCTGGACCAGAATCCGGAGATACTGACCGGGTGCCGGCGGATCGCGGAGCTGATTGGGTCCATGACCATCCACCTTATGAGCAATACCGACTCCGGTGATGTCCGGATCGTCAATGAACTGTCGAGGAAGATCGACATCGACCCGATGCCGACCATGACCAGGAAGACCTGGATGGAAAGCATCGTGATGAATATGCTCCTGCATGGTAAAGGGAATGCCATCGTGGTCCCGCATACGGCAGATGGCATTTTAGAGTACCTGGAACCGATTTCGTATTCCAGGGTATCCTTCAAGGCCGACGGATGGTCGAAGTATACCGTCCTGATCGATGGGATACCGTATGATCCGCAGAACCTGCTGCACTTTGTCCTGAACCCTGACAAGAACTATCCCTGGAAGGGCAAGGGCCTGACGATCTCGCTGAAAGAGGTCGCAGGGAACCTGAAGCAGGCTTCCGTGACGAAGAAGGGGTTTCTGGAAAGCAAATGGAAGCCTTCCATCATCGTGAAAGTGGACGCCCTGACAGACGAGTTTGCTTCGGTTGAAGGCCGGAGGAAGCTCCGGGAGTCTTATCTGCAGACTTCAGAAGTTGGCGAACCCTGGCTGATCCCGGCGGAGCAGTTCGATGTGCAGGAAGTCCGGCCGTTGTCGCTGTCGGATCTGGCACTGAATGACACGGTGGAGTTGGACAAGCGCACGGTCGCTGCGATCCTTGGCATCCCGGCATTCCTGCTTGGTGTCGGTGAGTATGACCAGGAAGCCTGGAACAACTTCATCCAGAACGTGATCCGGCCGATGGCGCTCGGGATCCAGCAGGAGCTGACCCGGAAGCTGATCATCAGCCCGCGCTGGTATCTGAAGTTCAACACCCTGTCCTTGATGGATTGGGACCTGAACACCATCGCGTCCGTATTCGGGGCACTCTCCGACAGGGCGATCGTGACCGGGAACGAGGTCCGCGACCGGCTGGGTATGAGTCCGCTGGACGGTCTGGACGAACTCCGGCTGTTGGAGAACTACATTCCGCTGGACAAGATCGGGGACCAGAACAAGCTGGGCGGTGACGAGGAATGACATGCGAGAACGCATACCTGCAGAAGAATAAATACTACTGCCGATTGGTAGAACATTTATGCCCGCATGTGTACTTCTGTGCGCTTAGCGGGAAGTGGAAGATGAATGAGAATGTTGAGAAGTGCCCAAAGAGGGAGGAACACAATGGATAGAGAAAAACAGCTAAGACAGGTACAGATGATAACCACCGATTTTTCCACCGGGGAAGACGGGGACCTGTTTATCGAAGGATATTTCGCAGTCTTTGACAGCGATTATCATATAGCACCCGGGATGACGGAATCCGTTGCACCTGGTGCTTTTTCTAATTCGCTTGCGGGAGATATTCGCGCCCTGACAAATCACGACACGACGCTGGTGCTTGGAAGGACCTCTGCACACACGCTGGAGCTTCGAGAAGACGCGCACGGGCTGTGGGGTCGCATCACCATCAATCCGAACGATTCTGATGCGATGAACACATACGAGCGGGTGAAGCGTGGCGATGTGAACGGATGCAGCTTCGGGTTCTACCCTGTCAGCGAGGAGACCGATATCCGAGCGGACGGATCCATCCACTGGACGATCACCGACGTTGATCTGTTTGAGGTAAGCTGCTGCAGCTTCCCCGCTTATGAGGCGACGAACATCACAGCGAGAGCGAATGAACGCGATGCTCTGCTGACACGGCAGAGAGAAGCATGGAAGTTAAGGATGAAAGAGAGGTTATCTAATGGCAATCAAAGCACTGATGCTTAAGAAGAAGATCGACGTTAAGCGGTCTGAACTGGATGCCCTTCTGAAGACCAGCGAAGAACTCGAACAGAGAGAAGCTGAGCTGACACAGGCTATTGAGGAAGCCGAAACAGAGGAAGAACGGTCCGCAGTGGAAGAGGCTGTGGAACAGTTCGAGGCTGACAAGGCTGACTGTGAAGAAAAGAAAGGCGCTTTAGAGCAGGAGATCTCCGGGCTGGAAAACGAGCTGGCTGAAGAAGAACGGTCCCAGGGGCCGGTACAGCCCGCCACCGAACCGGAAGAAAGAAAAGCAGAACCGGCAAAAGAACCGGCGAAGAGAGAAAACAAAATGGAGGTAGGTAACACTATGGCTTACAAAACAGCACTGGCGCGCATGGGCGTGCAGGAAAGAGAAGCATTCATCCAGCGGGATGACATGCAGAAATTCATCAGCGAGATCAGAGCGCTGATGTCCAAGAGAGATGCCGGCGGAGTCAACAACGCAAGCATCCTGATCCCGGAAGTGGCACTTCCGTACCTGAGAGAGATCGCAGAAGAAAACTCCAAGATGCTGAAGCACACCAATTACCAGAGAGTACCGGGCACCGGCAGAATGGTGATCGACGGCGGTTTTGCTGAAGCAGTTTGGACAGAAATGTGTGCGACCCTGAACGAACTGTCCATCGGCTTCAATGACCTGGAAATCGACGGTTACAAAGTCGGCGGTTATATCAAGGTCTGCAACGCGCTGCTGGAAGACAGCGATATCGCACTGGCTGACGATATCCTGACCAAGATCGGCAGAGGCATCGGCTATGCTCTGGATAAGGCGATCCTGTACGGCACCGGCACAAAGATGCCCCTGGGCATCCTCCCGAGGCTGGCACAGACACAGGCTCCGGCAGATTATCCGGCTACCGCAAGAACATGGGTCGACCTGCACAGCACCAACATCACCACGATCACTGCTGCGAACTCCACCGGCATCAAGCTGTTCCAGAACATCGTTACAGCTACCGGCGCGATGTCCAATAAGTTTGCGAATGGCCCGAAGTGGTTTGCCATGAATGAAGCGACGAAGACCAAGCTGGTTGTTGAATCCATGGAATTTAACGCCAATGGCGCGATCGTCGCAGGTGTTGGCGACACGATGCCGGTTGTAGGCGGTGCGATTGAAGTCCTGGACTTCATCCCGAACAACGTGATCATCTGCGGTTATGATGGTCTGTACCTGCTGGCAGAAAGAGCAGGCACCCAGCTGGCCCAGTCTGAACACAGATTCTTCATCGAAGACCAGACTGTATTCAGAGGAACTGCGAGATACGACGGCAAGCCGGCTATCGCTGAAGGCTTCATTGCGCTTGGCATTTCCGGCACAACTCCGGCAGCGAATGCTGTTACCTTCGCCCAGGACACTGCAAACGTACAGACACCGGCAGGCAGTGGAGACTAAGAAAGAGGTGGTTTAAATGACCACGATTTTAGAAATGCTCAAAGTAGAGCTGGGCATTTCGACTAATGCGTATGACACGGTACTGAATCAGATCATCGCATATTCCGTCGATGAGATCGAAAGGGAAGGGACCGTGTTAGATCTGTCTACTGTATCTGATACGACGCTCGTTTCCATGTACGCTGCATGGCTGTGGCGGAAACGTGAGACCGGCGAGGGCATGCCGAGGATGCTTCGGTATGCTCTCAACAACCGGGTTTTCTCTCAGAAGATGGCGGAGGAAGAATAATGGACAGCATCATTAACCTGATCGGCGAGACCCGGACGCAGGATGCTTCCGGAGTGTTCCACAACGCTCCGGATCTGCGCCAGGTGTTCTGCAAGGTGCGGAGTGTGTCGGCCCGGGAGTTCTTTGAAGGTGGCAGAAACGGTCTGAACCCGGAACTGAAGATCACCATGTTCGCAGCGGATTACCAGGGCGAACGGGTACTGGAGTACAACGGCGATAAATATGCCGTTTACCGGACATACAAGGCCGGGAGCGACTACATCGAGCTTTATGCCGAGCGAAAGGGTGGCACAAATGGCGAAGGCCATTGACGTCGAGCAATTTGCTGACGCAGTGATCAGTGTGCTGCACGATTATGTCGATGCCACCCAGGAGACCCTCGAAACAGAATGCGACGCGGTTTCCAAGGAGGGTGTCAAGAAGCTGAAGGCGGACAGCCCGCATGATACAGGAGACTACTCAAAAGGCTGGACCCGCAAGAAAACAAAAAGCGGGTATGGTTACGAATACACACTGTACAACAGCAAATGGGGCGGAAGGACGCATGTCCTGGAAAAAGGGCATGCTGTCCGGCCATCCCCGAAGGACCCGAAAAAGAAAACGCGCGTTGAGGCCAGGGAGCATATCAAACCTGTGGAAGAATGGTCCCAGGAGGAACTTCTTGGCCGGATCGAGAGGAAATTATGACGAGTGTAGAGATCAAAACAATGATGGACGAAGTCGGGATCCCGACGGCATACCTGATGTTCGACAATGACACGGCGGTGCCCCCGCCGTTCATCTGTTTCTACTTTGATGATTCAGATGATATGTTTGCCGACAACATCAACTACGTCAAGATCCGACCGCTGACCGTCGAATTGTACACAGAGACAAAAGATTACGCATTAGAAGGAACCCTGGAGGCCGTGCTGACATCGCACGGTCTTTCTTATCGAAAAACTACTGAAACGTACATCGAATCCGAGCGGATGATGATGTGCGTATACGAAACGGAGGTTATATTCAATGGCTA